TCTTCCATCTTTTCACCTCCTTAAATTAGATAAAAACATATTCAATGGCCGAATGACAAAAATAATAAACTATCTTATTATGCAACTTACTTCTGCAATAAGATACATGCCAGTCATTACCCATAGTAAGCCCTTGTTTATAGTGTTTTGAGTAACCAAGAGCGGCCTCAAGTCCTGTTATATCGGTTTTATTGACATGTTTTAAAAAGGTTTTACGTGTTATATCGGTAGCATTGTCAACCATATCTGATAAGCCGCCAGGACAATCAACATCATTTTTTGGCCATGATACGCAATCGTTATAAAATGTTTTCACCTTTTCACCTCCCTAAAAAACAGGTTTAACGAAAGGCGCTAATAACCTGAGTGTCAAATCAATATACTTTCTGAGATTATCAAGCCCGCTGCAAATTAACTTATGTAATGTCAAGCCGGTTACAGGCTCCATTGACTCAACAAGCAGGTGTTCGGCCTGTCTTTGCATATCTTCAGCAGCTAACAGGGGACAATAGCCACGCTCTTTGATTTTAAAGCCGTTTTCTTTGGCTTTATCCTCACACCAGTCAAGGTAAAGATCAAAATCAAAGTCGCTCATCAAATATGTATCAAATAGCCGTTTAACGATCTTTACGTTATACCTGGGAAATTTCTTATTTTCAGGCCGGAACGTGTCCAGGAACTCTTGTTGATATTTTTCGACCACCTCCCGGACGGTGTCGGCATAAGCCATAGACACAAAAACCGCCCTGGCCGCTGATACTTGGTTATTATTTGGTGTAAATTCTTTTAGTTGTTTTTTTGTCACGGGTTCACCTCCATATTTGTAAATTAATCAATAACTTCTGACAAAGATACGATAACCTCATTATCAACACAAAGTTCTTTTTGCGCCTACTATCAAGGGCAGGTTCAAAGATTAATTACTTCCAAGGCTTTTCAGCATACTCAAAACCCCAACCGCCGTTCCTGCTTAAGAACTCTCTTTTTTTTGCGTAGTTGCTTTTTTCGCCGGACCTTGTCATACGATTGCTTTTTACAGCTCTTTTTTGTGCAAGTGTCTTTTTTCTTTTATCTCTTTTCATTGTTAAACCCTCCATTTAAAGTTAATGTTAATCAAAACGTAAAGCATAAAGTAAAGCATGTCAATCATTATTTTTTATCATATCTCAAATAAACTCATAACTATCTAAAATGTAAAGCATTAAAAATTTAATTTATTTTTAATTATTTATTGATTATTTTGAGCTAAAAAGAGCAAAAAAGAGCTGAAAATGACTTAAACTTATGATATTATTAAATAAACATTAAAAACGCTCTGACGTGTTTTTGATAGCTATATATTCATTATTTTACGATTCTTGTAATTTTTATTGACTTTGTTGTTTTTATAGGTAAGTATTGGATATATTGATAATTAAGGGATAGAGTCGCATAGAGAATGGGTAAAACATACAAACAATATAAAGGCGTGACGTATCCTGACAAGGACGCAAAAAACAGGAAGGCAGCAAGAAGTTGTTTGAACCATGGCGGCTGTGAATATTGCCTATCAAACAGAATGCACAAATACAACAAGCGACTGATAGATGATTTTACCCAATACCAAAACACCAACGATAATAAGATCACAAGACACAGAGCAACCCAATAATGAGCGATAATACCCAAATCATCCCTGAAGAGACAAAATCCCCAGGAAGACCCCCACTATTCAACACTCCAGAAGAACTCCAAGACAGAATAACTGATTACTTAGCAAACTGTAAAAACGAAGAAAAACCTAAAACAATCCAAGGGTTAGCTAATGCTCTTGGTATGTGCAGAGACACACTCCAGGAATATGCTAAGAAAGGTGAATTTTCCGTCATCGTAAAACAAGCCCGTAATTTTATTATAGAAAATGTCGAGGAAATGCTGTTCACAGGGCAACCCGCAGCCGGTCCTATATTCTGGTTGAAAAATAATGCAGGATATCAGGATAAGCAGGAAATAGCTCACACCGGAGCAGACGGCAAACCTTTAACAATCATTGTTTCGCGGGGAGCTGACAGGCCACAGATAGAGGATACAACCCCAGAAGCAGAGTTGACAGAAGAATAGACAGCCTGAGATGCCGTATAATCAACGATCTCAACGTCATGTATAGGAGAGTATGCGCCAAATAAACATCAAAGAACTCAATAAGCATTTAAGCCGTGAGCTGTCAAATATTCCCTTCGAGGTTGTAAGATATGGGAAGGTTATCGGCGTTATGATAAGCCCTGAAATGTTAAATGGTACTGACCTTATCCAAAAAGGTACTGACCTTTCACCTAAAACAGAGTCAAAAGGTACTGACCTTGATAAAAGCGGCTCAGATCATATAGAGAAAGCGAGACAACAACTGACTGAAATAGTTAAGAGAAAGCAAAAGGTACTGACAACCAAGTCAACTATCGACACAGGCAAAACAACATGGATCAATCCTTTGGCCGGAACAAAGCTTGCGCCAAAAGCATAGAACCCAAGACCCCCCCCTACATCATCCTGAGATTATCACCCCATACCACTACACCATACCAACTACTATACTCTATACTGAGTACTCGTAATAGATTTGCGTGCAGTACTGAGGATACCAGCCAGCCTGTGACCTGATCCCATATCAAGACGGGGGTACACCCAAGACCCCCATAGCGTATTTTATATTTCAATTTATCCACACAAAATTTTAGAATTTTCAGAAAGTACTTGACACTCCCCTTTGAATTTACTATTAGTTTTTATCCAAAAATTTTTCCAGAGATTTTAGAGGAGGTAAAGCTATGCGTTTATCACAAAGATTAATGAAATTTATTCTTTTTAAATGTGGAGTAGTTAAGAATAACTGTATTTTGACACCAGAATGGGTTGACAAGCATATTAAAATATATATAGAAAATAAAGGAGATTAAAGAGTAGAAGAGGTAGTATGAAAGAGGTCTATCATGAAAAACATATTTCTCAAGTTTCAGTTTTTTATTCTCCGTGTGAAGAATGGTGAGCTTCTACTCTTGTTTCAACTTTATAGTCTCAAGTTTCAGAACCTTTTGTTGAAGACGTACAACTTGTGTCTCAAGTTTCGTAATTTTTTGTATAAGAGATATTGCCGTTTCTGGTTCGGGACTCGTGCTTTTTATTACTTTGCTTTTCATGGAGTCATCCTCGATCAAGATTTAGATTTTTTATATGACGACACACAACATATGGATATAGAGAAATAAGATAATCTATGGAAGTCCACATACCGTACAATTTCACACCGAGGTCATATCAGATTCCGTTTTTAGATGCTATGGAGATAGAGAATAAGAAGCGTGCTGTACTTATATGGCATAGGCGCACTGGCAAAGATAAGTTATGCTTGAATTTTACCGTAGCTGAGGCATGGTTAAGGGTAGGGCTGTATGCCTATTTATTTCCGACATATAAGCAAGGCAGGAAAGTTTTATGGAATGGGATAGACAAAGATGGATTTCCGTTCATGAATCATTTTCCTGAAGAGATAGTCGCTAATTCTAACGACACAGAAATGCGCAAGATTTTAAAGAATGGTTCTATTTTCCAGATCTTTGGCACGGATGACATTGATGCGTTTATGGGAGTGAATCCAGTAGGATGTGTTTTTAGTGAGTATGCGCTACAGATACCAGGAGCATGGGACTACATTAGACCGATTTTACGAGAAAATGGTGGGTGGGCTGTCTTCAACACAACTCCCAGGGGAAGGAATCATGCGTTTAAATTAGCAGAAATGGCAAAACATAATAAGAACTGGTTTTTTCAGGTATTAACAGCCAATGACACAAAACTACCTAATGGAAAGCCTGTAATTACAGAAAAGATGGTACAAGAGGAACGTGATGAAGGTATGTCTGAGCAACTAATTCAGCAGGAGTTTTATTGTTCATTTGATGCAGCTCTTGACACTTGTTTTTTTGGCAACACATTAGCGAGACATACAGAAACAGAAGAAGGGATAAGAGGTGATCTAACAGATAAGTTCACGCCAAATCCTCGTGGTATTCTTGAGATATGGGAGCAGCCTTATAATAAAAAACCTGACTGGGATCAACTT